ATACTGGCCTCTTAGGGGACATTAATAACCTAGGTGAGTTATTAGATAACAACAAACGACTAAAGAGGAGAATATAATGAGATGTAGAGCTTGTGATAAACAACTAAATGATAATGAAAGTACCTACAAAGACAAAGATACAGGGGAGTTTTTAGATATGTGTAATTTTTGTAGACGTAAAGGTTTTATTACTGATGAGATGTTAGAAGATGATAACACCAAATCTTATATTGAAACTTTATTTACAAATAAACAACACAACTAGTGAAAAGTATGCTATAATCTTATTATAGTATATATAGTTATTAGTGGCTACTAGAAGTAAAGTTAAGTAAAGTAATAAATAGTAAGGGTAATAAGGTAATAAAGATAATAACTATTACTAGCTCTAACTAGTTACTAGTGGGTACTAATGAATATATATAGCAGTAAAGGGTTAGTGTGGTGTCCCTTTTTACACCACCAATTATAATTCAGCTTAGCTGGATAAGGAAAAATAATATGGCAGTAGCAACAGGTGAAGCTTTATATCCATCTCTTTTTGAACCTAGAGTGGATCAGTACAATCCCCAACCAGGGATTTACTCTATCGACTTAAAGGTATCAGATGAAGAGCGAGATAATTTAATTGCATCAGGTATTAAGCCAAAGGCAAAGGACAACAACATCTTTGTGTTTAAACGTAAGACTATCACGGCTAAAGGGAACAGTTTACCTGCCCCGACTGTAGTAGATGAGAACAAACACGGCTGGGACAGTACCATTAAGATTGGTAATGGCTCTAAGGTTAAAGTGGCGTACTCAACCTATGAACATAAGGCAAGTGATGTTTATGGTCTAGGTAAATCTCTAGATGCAGTACAGGTAATTGAGTTAGTTGAGTTTTCAGGTGGTGGTAATGCACTTGATGAATTTGATGCAATTACTAAGGAAGACGTACCCTTTTAATTAACTCCTATTCTACCTCTACTTCTCCTCTCAGTAAGGGGGTAGGTAGGGGTATTTATTAATCGTCCCTTTAAGGGGCCTTTACGGAGCTTACAGAGGTATAAATATGTCAGATAAACAACAACCCTCCTTCATTAAACACGAACCTTGTCCAGATTGTGGTTCAAAAGATAACTTAGCACGTTATTCTACTGGTCAAGGGTATTGTTTTAGTTGTGGAAGATGGGAACCACCAACAGAGGGTGAAGGACTAGTTGAAAATAAAGAAACAATAACAAGAGAGAATAGTATGCAACAATTTCAAGGTAATTATGGTGATATAGCAGATAGGGGCCTAGGTAGAGAGGTAACTAAGAAGTATGGTGTTACTCTCCAGTATGGACAAGATGGTTATATCACTAAACACTGTTATCCTTATTACAATAAGGACACAAGTGAACATATAGGTAATAAGATTAGGACAGTGGCCAATAAAGACTTTATCTTTGAAGGTAAGTCTAGTAGTGCTGGCCTCTTTGGTCAGAATATATTCAAAGAGGGTGGTAAGTACATCACTATTACTGAGGGTGAGATAGATGCGATGGCAGTTCATCAGATGTTTGGTAATAAGTATGCCTCAGTTAGTCTAAGGAGTGGTGCAAGTGGAGCCAGTAGAGATATTAAAAACTCACTGGAATACTTAGAGTCCTTTGATACTGTGGTGTTATGTTTTGATAATGATAAGCCAGGTGAGGAGGCAATTAAATCTGTAGTTGATTTATTCTCCCCTAATAAAATTAGAATATGTAGACTACCACTTAAAGATGCAGGTGAGATGTTAATCACGGCCAGTATTGCAGAGTTTACTAGAGCCTGGTGGGACGCTAAGGGTTACACACCTGATGGTATTATCTCCAGTGAGGACACGTGGGATATCCTTATGGAGGATATTAATGTAGAGTCTATACCTTACCCTTGGTCAGGACTAAACGATCTGACTTATGGCTTTAGACAAGGTGAGTTAGTTACAATCACCAGTGGCTCAGGTATGGGTAAATCACAGATGACTAGAGAGTTAGAACATTATCTACTTAGAACAACAAAGGATAACATAGGTATCTTAGCATTAGAAGAGACAATTAAAAATACTACCTTAGGTATTATGTCTATTGAAGCCAACCTCCCACTACACCTAAAGAAAGAAGAGACAGATGAGGTGGAGTTAAGGAGCTACTGGGATAAGACTTTAGGTACTGGTAGAATTAAATTGTTTGACCACTTCGGTTCCACTAGTGAGGATAACTTACTAAGTAAGGTACGTTATCTAGCTAAGGGATTAGATTGTAAGTGGATTATTTTGGACCACCTATCTATTGTAGTCTCAGACCAAGAGGGTTACTTAGATGAGAGAAAACAAATTGATTCAGTAATGACTAAGCTTAGACAGTTAGTGGCCGAGACTGGGATAGGTATGTTTCTTGTGTCTCACTTACGTAGACCGATGGGTAAGGGACACGAAGAGGGAGGACAGATTAGTTTGTCTGAGCTTAGGGGTAGTGCCTCTATTGCACAGTTATCTGATATGGTGATTGGTTTAGAACGTAATCAACAGGCAGAAGATGAGCTATCACGCAACACAACTACAGTTAGGGTACTAAAGAATAGATTCAGTGGTCTCACTGGTCCAGCAACTACCTTGCAATATGATAAGTTTACTGGTAGAATGAAGGAACTGGAACTGGAGTTTTAATATGAAAATAATTTTAGATATAGAGGCCAACGGTCTACGCCCTGATACTATATGGGTGATAGTGGCAAAGGAGATAGGTAATGATGGAACAAACAGTGTATTTTTGGCTGATGAAATTGGTAGGTTTGGTGATTGGTGCAGGGATAATGATGTATCTTGTATTATTGGGCATAATGTTTTGGGATATGACATCCCAGTTATGGAAAGACTTATACCAAACTTTAAGTGGGAAGGTGAAGTAGAAGATACTTTAGTTATGTCCCGACTAGCTAACCCACAGAGAGAGGGTGGTCATTCACTGGCCAGTTGGGGTGATAGATTATTATTCCCTAAAGGTGAGCACAGTGAATGGGATAAATTTAGTTGGGAGATGGTGGAGTATTGTCAACGTGATGTAGATGTTACACTTAAAACTTATGAACAACTAAAGATAGAACTTGATGGCTTTAGTAGCGAAAGTGTTAAACTTGAGCACGATATAGCACGTATCATTCACGAACAGGTTGAGAATGGTTGGACTTTAGATGAGAGAAAAGCTAATCTTTTACTGGGGGAATTAAGACAAAAGTTATTTATCACAGAACAAAAAGTGAGAGAAACTTTCAAACCTCTACCAGTTTTTGTTGAGTTAGTTTATCCTGGTGATAAGAAGTACAACAAGGATGGCTCAATCTCTAAGAGATATCAGAACCAATTGGATAAGGGTGCTCACTTTAACAGTAAGAAGGAGTGGGGTTATATTACCTACCCTTTATTTAACTTAGGTTCGAGACAACAGATAGGTAGATACCTTCAACACTTTGGTTGGAAACCTAAACAGTTTACTGATAAGGGCAGTGTGATTGTTAACGAGGCAGTGTTGACATCAGTTAACATACCTGAGGCTAAGATGATAGCTGAGTATCTTATGTTACAGAAGAGAGTAGCACAAGTGCAGAGCTGGGTTGATGCAGTAGAGATTGATGGTAGAGTACACGGTTATGTTAATCCAATTGGTGCAGTGACTGGTCGTATGACACACAGTAAACCTAACCTGGCCCAAGTACCTGCTAGTTATTCTCCTTATGGTAAGGAGTGTAGAGAGGTATGGGTTGTACCTAAAGGTAAGTGCCTAGTAGGTATGGACGCTAGTGGTTTAGAGCTACGTATGTTGGCACATTATATGAATGATGAGGAGTACACTAATGAAGTTATACACGGAGATATACACACAGCAAATCAAATGGCTGCAGGACTTCAATCAAGAGATTCGGCAAAGACTTTCATCTACGCATTCCTGTATGGTGCAGGGGATGAAAAAATCGGGAGTATCGTTGACGGAAGCAGAGCAGATGGTAAGCAACTTAAGGCAAAGTTCCTTGATAATACGCCATCACTTAGAACTTTACGAGAACGAGTTGGAACGGCTAGTAAAAGAGGCTATCTCAAAGGACTTGATGGCAGAAAAATCTGGGTTAGGTCCAAACACTCAGCACTTAACACTCTCTTGCAGGGAGCAGGTGCAATAGTTATGAAAAAGGCCTTGACAATACTAGAGAAGTCTGCTATTATAGAGGATATAGGATATAAGTTTATAGGAAACATACACGATGAGATACAAACGGAAGTTAATGATGAACAGGCTACGCTTTTTGGTGAGCTTGCTGTTAAATCTATTCAACAAGCTGGTGAAGAACTTAATCTCCACTGTCCGTTGGATGGCGAATATAAAATAGGAGGTAGTTGGAATGAAACACACTAATCTAGTAGAAGATATATACAACCTAGCAGAGACTAAGTCTCACCCAGCTAGGGTTGATGCAGAGAAAGTAATCAAGGACTTTGGTGTTAATATGGAGACCATTATGCGTGAGTGGATTTACCCTACCTGGGATGGTGAGGTACGTATACTACGTATGTCTAACATAGGACACCCTGACCGTAAGCTGTGGTATAAGAGCCATAAGATTAAAGGTGAGAGACTGAGAGCACCTACTCTTATTAAGTTTTTATATGGCCATCTTATTGAAGAGATGTTATTGGCCCTTGTTAAACTATCAGGTCACGAGGTGACTGATGAACAGAAGAAGGTAGAGGTTGAAGGTATTAAAGGTAGTATGGACTGTAAGATTGATGGTATTTTAACTGATGTTAAGTCTACATCTACCTACGGTTTTAAGAAGTTTAAGCTTAATGATATAGAAAAGGATGACCCCTTCGGTTACATCGACCAAATCAGTGGGTACGGACACGCTGAGGGTGCAGATGAGGCACAGTTCCTAGCTATGGATAAACAGAACGGTTACTTAACTGTAACACCTGTTGATTTAATAGACAAGAATGTAGTAAAAAGAATACAACATATTAAAGAGATGGTTAAGGATGATAATATGCCGGACTTTTGTTATGAATTAGTTGCTGATGGTAAGTCAGGTAATATGAAACTACCAATAGGTTGTTCTTATTGTGAGTATAAGAAGGAATGCTATCCCAAGATGAGAGTGTTTGCTTATTCAACGGGCCCACGGTTCTTGCCTGTAGTAAATAAAGAACCAAACGTAAGGGAGATAAAGTTATGATAGAGTATAAAGTAATAGCGTCTGATACTAGACATATTGAGAAGGAAGTAAATAGAATGATACAGGAGGGATGGGAGTTAAAAGGGGACCCATCTATTGCTGATAACAGAATGATACAGGCTATGACTAGAGAATTAAAGCCAGTCAAAGCACCAACAATTAAGAAGAAATAATGGAGTGGCAATACAGAGGAATGGCAGACAGAGATGGTAACTACTCTGTTCGTCAAGTCTTTTATGAGTCAGGGGCTATAGTTAGTTTCTCTGTTGAACCAGTACCTCCTTATGGGGAGACAGAGGATGATTTAGTAACTGATATAGCACTGATGCTTGAAGGATTAAAACAACCTTTTTTATTGGAGGGTGATTTCATACCTGAGGGTAACGATGATAACTTTACTTTTATACACGCAGATGAAAACAAATACCACTAAATATAGAAATAAATTTGAGGCTGATATAGCTGATAAGTTAACTAAGGATTGGAAGTATGAACCTTATGGTATACCTTACATTATTAAGAAGAAATATATACCTGACTTTGTTAGGGGTAATTATCTTATTGAATGTAAAGGTTACTTTAGAGTTGGTGATACACAGAAGTATAAAGCAGTAAGGGATTCACTGATATCACAAGAACTAATCTTTGTTTTGTATAATGAAAAGAAGAAAATAAGGAAGGGAGCTAAGATGAATATGGGTGAATGGTGTGATAAGGAAGGATTCAAATGGTTTACTTTGGAGACTATCAAGGAGTTAAAGCGTTATGCCTCTGCTTCTTGAAGAACTAAAAGAAAGAATAGCACTTGTTTATGATGTGTGTTTAATCTGTGATGTATTAGATATTGAACCCGAAGAAATTCTAGATCGGTTTGAAGATAAGTTGATTGATAATCTAAAGATGTTTGAGGATATAGATGAGGACTAGAGATGTATTAATTAACCTAGGTTCAGGTGCTCTTGGTGATACTGTAGCTTGGATGCCACAGATTGAGGAGTACAGAAAGATTACTGGGTATAATGTTACAGTAGTTACTACGCTGGGTTCTTTATTTAAAAAGTCCTATCCTGAATTAAACTTTGATTGGAATGGTGTACCTAAAACAACTAACCTTTACTTTAATATTGGTTATGGTTTAGATGATAGACATAAAGATATACCACTACAACAAGTGGCCTGTATGACTTTCAATATACCTTATAAAGAAATCAAACCTAAGATAGATATACCTAAGAAGTTTAAGAAGAGAAACAAGAAGTATGTATGTATAGCCACACAGTCCACAGCTCAGGCTAAGTATTGGAATAATGACCAGGCCTGGCAAGTAGTGGTGGACTATCTAATCTCTAGGGGTTATGATGTTATAGATATAGATAAGTATAAGTTCTGGTGTGGTAATAAGATACCTGATAACGTAGTAGATAAGACAGGGGACAAGCCATTAAAGGACAGAGTTAAGCTACTCGCTGGTGCAGATATGTTTATAGGATTAGGTAGTGGCCTATCGTGGTTAGCGTGGGGAGTAGGTACACCAGTGATTATGATATCAGGTTTCTCTGCACCCTCTACTGAGTTTGATTGTTATAGAATTGATGCACCTAAAGATAAGTGTAGACACTGTTTCAATAAGTTTAAGTTTGATAATGCTGATTGGAACTGGTGTCCTAGTAATGATAAGAAAGAACAATTTGAATGTACTAAATATATAGAGCCTCAAGATGTACTAAAGGCCGTTGATAAGATAAGGAATAAAGATGAATAAGGAAGTATATGTTAAGAAACGTAGTGGTGAGCTGGAGCTACTGGACTATGATAAGATTCATACTATGTTATCTCAGTGTGCTGAAGGTCTGAACGTATCTGTATCTGATGTAGCACTTAATGCACATCTAAAGATTGCTAACAAGATGTCTAGTGTAGCTATTCAACAGACACTTATTAA